GATGAATTTACAAGAGCGAATTTCAGAAACATAGTAGAGCCTTTTTTAAGAGAAGTACAAGGTAGACGAGGTCTTACAGACTTTTTAGTAGTATGTGACGAAACAAATAATACAGGTGAAGTAATTGATAGAAATGAATTTATTGCTGAGATATTTATTAAACCAGCAAGAAGTATCAACTTTATTACATTACAATTCATCGCAACACGGACTGGCGTTTCTTTTGAAGAAGTCGCAGGCGGTTAATAGTAGAGGAGAAATAAAACAATGGCAAACATTAATGACTTCAAAGCTAAACTTGCTGGCGGTGGCGCAAGAGCCAATCAGTTTAAGGTTACAATGCCTTTTCCTGGTTACGCACAAGTTGGTGGAGAGATAGAAGACTTAGCATTTTTATGTACAGCTACATCTATACCGGCAATGACAATCGCAAATGTCAATGTCCCTTTTAGAGGTAGAGCAATTAAAATTGCAGGTGACAGAACAATTCCGTCTTGGTCAATTACGGTACTAAACGATACAAATTTCAAAATCAGAAATGCTTTTGAAAGATGGCAGAATGGTATCAATAATATGACTGACAACGAGGGGTTAACTAATCCAGTTGACTACCAAGTAGACGCTTTTGTTGATCATCTTGACAGAAATGGTAATAATATAAAATCGTACACTTTGAGAGGACTGTTTCCTACAGAGTTAGGTGGTATTGATTTAAGTATGGGCGAAGCAACAGAAGTAGAAACTTTTGGTGTGACGTTTGAATATCAGTACTTTGAAACAAATACTACAACGTAATATTAAATTTAGGAGGCGGCCTTAAAACCGCCTTCTTAAAACTATTATAAGTAGTAGGAACAAAACAGGAGTTTAATTATGGCAGAATTTTTTGGATTTAAGATTACAAGAGATAAACCTAAATCCGATCCAAAACAAAACTTTAGTACGCCTCAAGCAGAGGACGGCACACAAGTAGTCGCCGCTGGAGGGTATTTTGCGTCTCACCTTGACATGGAAGGAAACGCAAAGACTGAAGCGGATTTAATAAGAAGATACAGAGAAATTTCAATACATCCAGAATGTGATATGGCGATTGAGGATATTGTCAATGAGGCAATAGTTTCAAACGAGAATAAACAAGCAGTTAGATTAATGACAGATAATGTCCCTTATGGACGTGATGTAAAGAGAAGATTAGAGGAAGAATTTTCAGAAATATTAAGATTAATGCAATTCAACACTAGAGGTCACGACCTTTTTAGACGTTGGTATGTTGATGGTAGAATTTATTTCCAAAAAATAATAGATACTGAAACAGGCAAAAAAGGTATTACTGAACTTAAATACATAGACCCTCGGAAAATTAAAAAAATCAGAGAGGTAAGAAAAAGAAGACCAGACGGAGTTGCTCCATCGGCTACGAATTTAGTAGACGAAACTATGGAGTATTTTTTGTATAATGAAAGAGGTGTAGGTGGTGCTAGTTTACAAGGTATTAAAATAGCAGTAGATACAATCGCATTTTGTCCGTCAGGAATAATAGATCAAAATAAAAATATAGTTATGTCTTATTTACATAAGGCAATTAAACCAGTTAATCAATTAAGAATGATTGAAGACGCTGCTGTTATTTACAGAATAGCAAGAGCACCTGAAAGAAGAATATTTAAAATTGATGTTGGTAATTTACCTAAAATGAAAGCTGAACAATATTTAAGAGACGTTATGGCAAGATATAGAAACAAACTTGTATATGACGCAGCTACAGGTGAAATAAGAGACGACAGAAACTATATGTCAATGTTAGAGGACTTTTGGTTACCAAGTAGAGACGGTGGTAGAGGTACAGATATTTCTACATTACCAGGAGGTCAAAATCTAGGAGAAATTACAGACATAGAATACTTTAGAGCAAAACTTTATAGATCATTGAATGTACCATCAAGTAGATTAGAAGCTTCTACAGGATTTAATCTTGGAAGATCAACAGAAATAACAAGAGACGAGTTAAAATTTACTAAATTTGTTCAGAGATTAAGAAAGAAATTTACTGAGCTGTTTAATGATATTTTAAGAACACAATTAGTACTAAAAGGAATCATTGCTGAAGAAGAATGGCCAATGATTAGAGATAATGTTTTTTATGACTTTTTACAAGACGGTCACTTTGCAGAGTTAAAGAATGCCGAAATGTTAAAAGACAGAGTACAACTGGCTAACGATGTAAGAGATTATGTTGGTAAATATTTTTCAGTTGAGTACGTTAGAAAATCAATATTAAAACAATCAGATCAAGACATAGAGAAGATTGATAGACAAATTAAAAAAGAAGTAGAAAGTGGAATCATATCATCACCTGGAAATCAAGTTGTTGATAGTGAAGATACTTACTAATATTAATGAAAGGAATGAAACATGCCGAATCAAGAAGTAAAAGATTTTATAGATAAATTAGGAGCTGGTAACAATTCAGAAGCCGGTGACGCTTTTAAAGACGCTTTAAGAGCAAAAGTAGGAGACGCATTAGATCAGCGAAGACAAGATATTGCTGGTAAGATGTTTAATCCAGAACCTCATAGTGATAAAAAACCTGAAATAGCAACTCCAGGACAATTCAATAGAGACGGAACAATAACAAACGCTGACGGTACGGACGGTAAATCAGCTGCTGATTTATCAGCAGAGACTAAACCTGAAGTAGCAGAACCATCTGCTGATCCGGTTGCAGCTGCTCCAGAAACACCTGAAGCACCAGCACCAGAAGTTGAAACTCCAGCACCAGCTGAAGCACCAGCGGAAGTATAATTAAATGTTAAGAGTAAGCGACATTGTGGAAAACAACAAACTATTTGACAGCAATTCTTATAAACAATTAACTCCTGTTTTACAAGACGCTGTTAAAAAAGTGATGAATATAGTAGAGGCAGATAAAAATCTTACTGCTGATAATATATTTGAAAAGTTTGAGGTTGCAGTAGACAGTGTTGCTACTATTAACTTAATAGAAAAAGAACAATTAGAACAATATTTTGATGATGAAATCAATGAACATTTAGAAAAATTGGGAGAATAAAATGGCAGATACAGTCACAACACAAACTATATCAGATACATCTGGTATTAAATACGTAGTTAAATTAACAAACCTATCAGATGGAACTGGAGAAACTTTAGTTAAAAAAGTTGACGCTTCAGCACTTACTTTTATGACCGAAGACGGTAATAGAAAGTTAAGTAAGATATGGTATTCTGTAAATAGTAATAATAACAAGTCAGCAGTTGAGTTGTTATGGGACGGAACTACCAACTCTACTATTGCTTTTTTGTCTGGAAATGGCCATTGGGATTTAAGAACCTCTGGAAATGAGATAGGCAACAATTCCACAACACCTACAGGTGATGTATTACTGTCAACTAAAAATTTTGCAGCTGGCGATAATTACACGATTTTATTAGAGTTTAGGTAAAAAATCTTATAAATATATCTAAAGAAGAAAACATAGAGGGAATTTATGAAGCTAATATCCGAAGAAGTACAAAACGCAGAATACATTGTTGAAGAAAACAATGGTAAAAAGAATTATAAAATTAGAGGCGTCTTCTTACAATCTGAAATCAAAAATAGAAATGGACGAGTATATGAAAAACAGATTTTAGACAAAGAAGTAACAAGATATAACGCAGAATTTATCAATAAAAAGAGAGCATTTGGAGAACTTGGTCATCCAGATAGTCCAACAGTTAACTTGGAGAGAGTATCACATATGATCACTAGTTTATATCCAGATGGTCCGAATTTTATTGGTGAGGCAAAGATAATGAATACACCATACGGTAAGATTGTAAAAGGTCTTATTGATGAGGGTGCTCAATTAGGAGTATCTTCAAGAGGTATGGGGTCTTTGCAACAAAGAGGTGGTGTTAATTATGTAGGTAGAGATTTTTATTTAGCTACAGCCGCTGATATTGTCGCTGATCCAAGCGCTCCAGACGCTTTCGTTGAAGGCATAATGGAGAGTAAAGAGTGGGTTTGGGACAATGGTGTTCTTGTGGAACAAGACTTAAGCGCTTGGAAACGAGACATAGAAACAGCAAAAAGACTACGTTTAGCAGAAGCTAAGGCGGACGTCTTTAAACAGTTTCTTAAAAAACTCTAGTTTTATAAATATAACACGAGAATTTAATATAACTAGTTAAAGAAAACATAATAAGGAGATATCTCAATGTCAGAAAACGTTAAAAACATTGAAGCAACAAAAGATCAAAAAGAGGTAGCAGAGAACACTGCTAGTCCTAACGCTGATCTTCCGAAAAAAAATGCTGTTGCAGCTGAACCAACGCACTTATCAAACAGTGCTGAGGATTTAGGTGCAGCTGTAGTTAAACCTACAGACAGCAATCCGGATGCTTCAAAATCAACTAAAGAAGTTTCTGGACAAGCCCCTCAAAAACATGAAGGAAAGCCTGACGCTATGCCTACATTAAAAAAAGAGGACGCTAAAAAAGAAACTCAAACGGACGCTGAAGATAAAGAGACAGTAAAAGAAGGTGAATTACCACCAGCTTTAAAGAAAGCTATTGACGCTAAAAAAGACGACAAAGAAGAAGTTAAGTCTGAAGAAAAAGAAGTATCAAAAGAAGACGAAAAAGCTGAAGATAAAGAAAAAGAGATTGACGTTAAAGAACACGTTGACGCTCTAATCGCCGGACAAACTGATTTATCGGAAGAGTTCAAAAATAAGGCTGCAACTATATTTGAAACAGCAATTAAATCTAAAGTTAAAGAGATTGCTGAAGAAATGGAAGCAGACTATAATAAAAAATTCGAATCTGAAACTTCAACAGCTAAGGCTGAGTTAGTAGAAAAAGTTGATTCTTATCTATCATACGTGGTAGAAGAATGGATGAAAGAAAACGAACTTGCTTTAGAAAGAGGGATCAAAGGAGAAATCGCTGAGGACTTTATCAGTGGTCTAAAAAAACTTTTTGAAGACCATTACATAAATGTTCCAGACGAGAAATATAATGTACTTGAAGATCAAGCTTCAAAAATAGAAACGTTAGAAAAAAAACTTAACGAGTCTATAGAGAAGAATGTTGAATTAAGTAAGTCAGCTAACAAATACAAAGCAGCTGAAATTTTAGACGAAGCGTCTAAAGACTTAACTGACACAGCGAAAGAAAAATTCAACAAACTTGCTGAAGAAGTAGATTATTCAACAGAAGCAGATTACAGAGCAAAAATTAAGATTGTTAAAGAATCTTATTTTAAATCTAAAGACGTTTCTGGTGACGGTATAGATGAAGTAGCGGCTGGCGAAGGAACTCCTAGTGAGGACCTAAGCAATGCAATGGCTGCTTATAGTGCCGCTATAAGTCAAACTAAAGACATTAAATTGTCAAACAAGTAAAAGTAAAAATAATAGGGAGATAAAAAACATGTATTTATCAGAACAATACGAAAAAAAATGGCAGCCAGTTTTAGAGCATCCTGATTTACCAAAAATCGGAGACTCTTACAAACGTGCCGTTACCGCTACTGTCTTGGAAAACCAAGAAAGAGCAATGAAAGAGGACTCAGCATTCTTATCAGAAGCTGCTCCTACTAACAACACTGGTGGAACTTCAAATTGGGATCCAATTTTAATTTCATTAGTAAGAAGAGCAATGCCTAACCTTATCGCTTACGATATCGCAGGTGTTCAACCAATGACTGGTCCAACTGGACTAATTTTCGCAATGAGATCAAGATACACTTCAGCAACTGGCGGAGAAGCGCTATTTGACGAAGCTGATACTGATTACTCATCTAGAAATGCTGCTGGTGATTCAGCTGCAGGCGACGGAGTAACTGAGCACAGAGGAACTAATCCATCTGTACTTAATGACTCACCTGCTGGCGAGTACACTAGAGGTCAAGGTATGACTACAGCTGCTGCTGAAGCATTAGGCGACGCTACATCAAATCAGTTTGCTGAAATGGCTTTCTCAATTGAGAAAACTACAGTGACTGCTAGAAGTAGAGCTCTTAAAGCAGAATACACTATGGAACTTGCTCAAGATTTAAAAGCAATCCACGGTTTAGACGCTGAAACTGAACTAGCAAACATTCTATCTGCTGAAATCCTTGCGGAAATCAACAGAGAAGTTGTAAGATCAGTTTACATCAATTCAGAAAAAGGCGCTGCTACAAACACAACTACTGCTGGTATCTTTGATTTAGATACTGACTCAAACGGTAGATGGTCTGTTGAAAGATTTAAAGGACTTATGTTCCAATTAGAAAGAGACGCTAACGCTATTGCTCAAAGAACAAGAAGAGGCAAAGGGAACATAATCGTTTGTTCTTCTGATGTTGCTTCTGCTCTTCAAATGGCTGGCATCCTTGACTATGCTCCTGCACTTAATAACAATCTAAATGTTGATGACACAGGCAATACTTTTGCTGGTGTTCTTAACGGTAGATTTAAAGTGTATATAGACCCTTACTCAGCAAACCAAGCTGCTAAACAATTTTATGTAGTTGGTTATAAAGGAACTTCTCCTTATGACGCTGGTATGTTCTATTGCCCATATGTACCTTTACAAATGGTTAGAGCTGTTGGACAAGACACTTTCCAACCGAAAATTGGTTTCAAAACTAGATATGGCTTACAAGCAAATCCTTTTGCTGAAGCTGGTTCTGGCGATGACGCTATAATTAACGGTTCTGGTGCTGCTAACGCTAACAGATACTACAGAAAAGTACAAGTTGTTAACCTTGCGTAATTGCAAATAATAACTTACATTTTTGTAAAGTAATTAGAAAAGGCGAGACCTAAAAAATCTCGCCTTTTTTTTGGTTTAAAAACTCATATAAATAATAGTATGACTGATACAAACGCAATAACACGACAACCTACGCAACTAGACTATGCTAGTCCAGCGCAATTTAAATTTAAAATTACAAAACTTCCTAAAGTAGAATACTTTTGTACCGAGATTAATATACCTGGGATACAAATGACTAGTGCTACACAAACTACTCCTTTGAGAGATATTCCATTACCTGGAGTTAAATTTGACTATGGAGATTTAAGTCTTACATATATGGTAGACGAGAAGTTTGAAAATTTTGAAGAAATATATAATTGGTTAAGAGGACTAGGAGTACCTGTTGACCATAAAGACTATGCAAATTTAGTGGCAGCTGGTAGAGATAGATTT